TAAGAACTAGCGACTGTAGCATGCGGAGTAAAAGTAAAATGATTTACAAGAGAACCACTTATATTATTTCCTAAAGTAAATGAGAAATCAGGTTCAACTCTTATCTTCCAATCTTGACCATTAATATCACTTTCATCGGCTTGCATTAATATTGACGCGCCATCATCCTCTCCTGCTAAAATAGTAACATCTCCACCATTAACAGTTAAATCACCAGCAATAGCTACATTATCAGAAGTATCTAAAGTTATAGTACTTCCTCCATCAGATGCTTGTAAGACATTGCCACCCAATTTTATATTGCCATCTTTACAAGTAACACTATCAATTACAACTCCATTAGCACTTGTTTTTTCAGATACAGTGTCTACATACAATACTTTAGTAGCTGTTATAGAAACACCTTGGTCAGTATCTAAAGTAATACATGCCTCGGATGCTGAATTGTAAACAATATTATTACCAAGAATTACGCCTGCAGAAGCAGTTATTGCTGTAGTAAAGGTAATTCCACTAGCGAATGTAGTTATTTCTGTATCTACATCACTGCCATTAGTATAATATATCTTATTATCAGTCTTTTGAAAGACTAAATTTAAATATGTTGTCGCCATTTTATTGGCAGATAGCGTTCCCATTTATTCTCCTAAGTTGTTGTACTACCAGTATCTCTAAACCAAGTAAGAGTTTCTGTTGTAGTTGTAAAATATTGTTGTATCCCACTAATTTTATCACTTGCATCTGCTGCATCTGTATAAGCAGTATAATCAAAACTTCCCGGATAAGTCTGTCTATTAGAAGCTGTATTCTTAAAATTACTAGAAATATCATTATAACCTATATTCCTAACAGTGATACCAGAACCATCCTTTTCAATACCTTTAACTAATGGTCTACTTTTAGTAGTATTTCTAGTAAATGCCATTAGAAATCTACCGGAGCTATCATGCCAGTTTGAATAAAAGCGCTTCTAGCATATTTTTTAGCATTCTTTACAACTTTTTCATATTCCATGTCAAAATATTGAGCAATATCTATTTGCATATCAGGAGGAGTTTTATATCCCATTGCAATAATTTTAAATACCAAAGCTTCATGAAATTGCACTGGAATATCTCCTAATGGACCTTGAGTAGAACTATCATATTCTGATGTGTCTGCACTACCTCCAGTCTGAAAATGGTCTGCTTTAGATATAGTATTTACTCTTAATGCTTTTGCTGCTGATATTGACTTGAATGCAGTAGAAGCACCATCTACAGTAGTAGTTCCATTCTTTTCGACTATAGCTAATCTATTATTGCTTACAAAATAAAATCTCTCTGGACTCGTATTTATACTACTCATTACATTTCCTCTGTTGTTGTATCATCAATAATAGGTTTACCAATTAATCTAGGTATTCTAACATTATCTAAATATACTTCTCTAATAGTTAATACCTCACTAGGCAGAGTATAATATCTCTTATTAGCTGTAGTATCATCTGATTCCACATCTGCTCCTAATGAAAATGAATCCTTTAGTATTTCTGTTTTTGCACAGAAATCATCGGATGCTCTATTAGCTAATAATCTTATCTCACTCTCTCCCATTTGAGGATGATGCTGTCTTACTAATTCTATTATTTCATTTAATGTCATCTTTTACTCCTACCACTTTATATGGAACTAATAATCTTTGCATTTCATCTTGAAACCGTTGGTCTAAAGATGCCATTTGTGCTTGTAATAATTGCAATAATTCTGGGTCTTCATCATCCTGCACTGCATCACTAATCCTAGCATGTAGAATATTCATAGATGATTTTAAACATGCCGCATTAAATGCTTGCGTTGGAAATCCTCCACCTTCTCCCTCACCACCAGCCATTATCTCTGTTGCCTTATCACCACTAATCGCCCTGTCTACATATTCAAAAGTATACGAATAAGCTTTATTACCTATTGAAGGAGTTGGACTTATAACTAAATTTCCATTAGGACTAATAGACCAAACAGGACTTCTTATAGCTTTTCCATGGTAAAAAATACTAGTAGTATCAGTTCCCTTTAAATAATCTTCATAAGATATTTCTTGGGCAACTCTTTCTACATCTCCACTATGTTTTCTAGTAACTTTTATAACTTTTGTTGTTTTAGCAGCAGTATTTATTTCTGTAGTAGCAGAAGTTATTGTTGCTGTAGTTAACACACTACTATGCCACAATTCAGACTGAGCGGGTATGGAATCTGCCACATAATTAAATCCAGCGGCAATAAAGTCTTCATAACCATTTAGAAGACTCTCATTCATATCATCACCTATGAAGTCTTGAATAGTACTAGCTACTGTTTGGTCTATAACTCCAGCCATTTATTCCTTTTCTTTTTTAGGCTTATCTTCTTTAGGTTTTTCTTCATCCTTCTTCATTGATTCTAGTATCTCGATTGCACCAAGAATCTTTAACCTAATTTGAGAAAATTTCTCTAATTCACCACTAACTTTCTCGTAGTCTTCTTTAAGTTGACCTAACTTATCTTCTATCATACTATCTCCTGATTAATTAAATCTTATAATGCCATACCTGGCGACATGTGTCCACCACCTGCTGGAGGTAAATTAACTAATCTTAATTTAACCTCATCTGTGCCAGTATCAGCCCCTGCGCCTACAGCGTGAACTATTTTTAATCTCATATAGGGCTTTTGTACTACATCTGCTACAGATGCAAACGTAGCCTGTGTTTTAGCTGAAGAGGTGTTGTCACTAGTCATTGTATGCACAGCAACTGATGTCCAACCTGTATCAGCTTCTTTATGAGCCACAGCTGGGTCATCTGTCCCTTGCCACGAAATAGTAACATCACAAGCTGTTTCTAATGTTACAGCATCTGGGTTCCATACTAATTCAGTTTCTGCAGAGATAGGAACTTGAAAAAGACCAGTATAATGAGTGCCGCTAGTAGTACTAGCATCAAAAACCATTGTTAATTCTCTACCACTAAAATCTGAATGAGCAACTCCATCTTGAGTCCAAGCAATAGGTCCCCATTCTTTGCTAGCACCATCCTTTATATTTTTTAAATAATTTGCCATTATTTCTCCTTCTTATATATTATGCTAAATCACCAAATGCAGACTGTGTGTCTGTAGACATGACCCAACCCGTTACGTGATAATTAGTTGTAGTTGTTGCTGTGAATTTTAAATGCAAATTCTGCACATTGTCTATAGTTAATTTATCATTAGCTGCACCTGGAAACACTATTACCGCTAATCCAGCACCTGTTTCATCTGTTTTAAAATCTAAAATTCCACCTGTAAAAGTTAAGGCATCTGCAGAAGGTGCTACAAATAATACCATATCTGCATCTACTGCTATACCACTCCAAGAAAATTCATATGTTTCACCTGCTGCCGCAGCTACAGGTAATACATACTCATCATGCGCAGTTGCTGTAGAAGGAATTAAATTCATTCTACCTGAATTAGCAGCTTTTGTTATTGATACCGATTCTGCTGGGGTCAATGTGACTGGTGCCTGATTTATACCACCATTAATTGTATGCACATCTGTAGCAGCATCGCCAATTGTTTGACTGCCTGCAAAGCTAACATCACCTGTTATTGTTTGAGTACCTGTTATTGTTTGATTCCCAGCAACTGTTAAGTCGCCTTGAATCTTAGCGTCTCCTCCCACAGTAGAATTTCCTGTTATACTTAAGGCGGAATCTATAATTTTTACTCCTGCCATTATTACTCCTTAAAAGTTATGTTAAGGGGCCCGAAGACCCCTTAACTATTACACTATTACGATGGGTCAGCTCCAATACCATCTACTGCGATATCTTCATTAGCACCATCAACATACAAGAACTTACATTTACCAGCTGTTCCTAAGTTAGCGGCCTCAGTCCCATTGAAGTTAATCCTCCAATTGGTAAGGTCACCGTAATCACTTAAGTCAATAACTGCCCATGTAGTTGTTCCCGCTGCTCCTGCTCCACCAGAGTGAAAATTGCCATCTGCAAAAACAGTAGCAATATCAGTCCAAATAGTACCATCTACTGTAGCTTCGATAGTTACTTTAGTAGTAACACTAGCAAAATCAGTATTAGTATTAAATCCAATTAATACCTTCTTCCCAGAGAATCCAGGAGAAGTTATTTCAGGACTTGCTATATGGTCAGTTCCAGCAGCAACTGCGGAAAGTTCAGAGGTATATACTGATGAACCATTGTATATACTCTTTGTCCAGGTTGTAAGATTTTGGTCAGCCATTATCTACCTCCTAACTAAACTTCAAGACTGCATGTGTTTCAGGAAGAGATATCTCTAGACCAGCTTCGGTCATTACTAAATCTCTTCTTCCATCTTCATCATTGCCTTGAATATTGGTTTCTATAAAGGTATCTCGACTAATACCATTACCAACTAGTGGTCTATATGCTACATTCTTCATATCAACACACATTGCATAATCTTCCCAAGGACCTCTTAATAGAGGCTCAGCAACAAAGTGTAAATTACCAAATATAGTATTTACCATTGTTACATTATGTCCAAAGGCGCCCTTAACATTTTGTGCATCTAATCGATATTGAGAAGAACCTACAGAATTGTTCAAGAAAGAACCATTACCTAATTTATTTAGGTATGTAATTACTTTCCTTGAAGCTAGAACTAGTTTATTTCCAGAGTTTCCGCCTTCAGGAGCAAAATAATCCTCCATTGCATCTAAGAAAGCATCGTATCCAGAAGAAGAATAACTCATACTATAGACCTTTCCATTTACTTCAGTATATGGAACAATACCATGAGTATATCTAGCAATAGCAGCTGTTTCAGCAGTAGCTCCTGTATCACCTTCAGTTGCAGCTCCTGCTACACCTCTTCCAAAAAGAAAAGCATTTTCAAGGTCCATTTTATGTTCCATGAGCTTTTCTGACCAGATTCGCTGATACTCATTCTTAATACCTCGATATTCAGTTGCTCTTGCTGTATTAGAGAAAAGATTCATTGCAGTTTTAAAAATCTGACAATATCCTTCTCTATCAAACAAAGCATCTTCCCATCCAAGAGGAGCAGTAGAACCTTCAGCCCATGCACTTCCAACTACTTGGCCCTTAGCACCTACTAAAATACTCTCTGTAGAACTCATATCTTTTCCCACAACGAAAAGGTCTTCACCAGCAATTGTAGTTTGTGCCGCTTCGTGCTTGATTTCTCCATTAGTACCCGCAGAGGCATCTCCAATTACAGTATCTCTAGCAATTCTAAGAATTACCACCCCTTCTGTTGTTTGAACCGCCAATGTTTGTCCTGGTATTATGAATTTACAAGGTTGGTCTGCTGCAACAACACCTTTAGTATTGTATCCACATTTAATAACCAAATCAACGCCACTGCCTAATGTTACTCCAGCAGCTTTATTGGGAGTTGTTCGTGCTGTTACTACTTCAAAATTCCTTCTTTGCCATTGATGTCTTTGCTCAAGAAACTTAAAAACCGGGTCATTCGTTGGTTTTTTAGCTACTTTATTTAAGTAAACAAAAAATGGTGACTGCTGAGGAGCAAGTTCGGCAACTCTATCGCCGAATCCGAAGACTCGTCTATTGTTGTCAATACTAATTCCTTGGACGCCCGTACCAAAAGAAGGATTATATTTACTTTGACTTACTGTTGCCATAATAAATTTTCCTTATTTTAATCCTCTATCAACTGTCGTGAGACCTTCAAGTAGGATTGTTTACCAGGGATTATTCTTTTTAAAATCCCCTATCATATTATCCATAATCTTATCAGATTCACTTCTTGCATCATTTCCACCACCTTGTCCAGTTTGAACCCCCATCGGAGATGGAATTTGTTGAGCTCTTTGAGTTTGTTGAAACTCAGGACTCGGGCCAGTATTCTCTGGGTTTTGGTTTTGACCTTTTTGCAGTCTATAAAGCTGCACAAGATTATCAAGAGATAATGAATTAGGGTCAGACATCTGCTGAATAAACTCGTTAGCTTCAGTATCTTGAAATCCATAATGACCTGTCAGATGCTCTGACACTCCGCGCATTTCTTGCTGTTGAGCTTGATGCGCTTGAGCTCGTCTTATATCATCCTGTCTACTTTTCTCTTGAGAATCAAGACGTTCCTGCATTTGAGCTACAGCATACTCTTGTTTCAAAGAATTGTATTCAGTTATATCATCTCTCCACCCTTCATAATTATCTACATACCTAGCACTTTCACTATTGGGGTCGCTATAAGCTTCCTCTCTACTAAAATTATTAGGTTTTTCGGGCCTTTCTGGAGGTTCAGGAAATTCCTCTACAGGTGCATATTCAGGAACTTGAGTAGTACCATAAGTACTATTCACTTTAGCTTGTAATTCACCATACTGCTGTTCTTGTTGAGCTAATTGATTCTGAGCTTTAGCAGCCTGTGATTGCCAATACTCAAATCGCTTATCATCATTTTTAGCATTATATTCTTCAACTTGTTCTTGAATAGGTTGTGTTGGAGGTGTTCCCTGTTGTTCTGGGGAAGCCTCTTCTGCAGGAGGAGTTTCTTGGCTACCAAGAAATGCATCCTCAACGGACGTTTGATTAGAGTCCTCAGTTGGCCATGGTCCGTTAAAAGCATTATCTTGTGCTTCTACATTAGGATTGGCATTTTGAGGAGTATCTATATTATTGTCTGTCATTTCTATTTACTCGCTTTCGACTTGCTCTTCCCGCCGCCTGAAGAGGTGGAAGTCTTTTTATCTATTGAATCAGCGATATCACGCTTGATTACGGCTAGATTGTCATCGAGACGTTTTTCATACAAAGTCCCTGCTGATTTAGCTTTAGTGCTAACACCATCAAGTTGCGTCTTAAACTTCTCGACTTCAATTCTTTTTCTTAAGTTAACAGATTCCCTATCTCTAGTCTGTAGGTCGCCTCTTAACTTTTTAATTTCTTGTATAGACTGCTTTAGTTGTTGTTGTAACTGAGTAACTTGGTCGGTTCTTTGCATTACACCTTCCATGTCAAATACTTCAGTTTTCTTTAAAACTTCGATTCTATCAACAATACCTTTTTGATAAGCATCCATATAAAATTCTAATTCTGCATATCTATTAGAAGGTAGCGTACTACCTGCTAGATAAATTACATCATATTTACCAACTGTAATATCATTAAATATTTTTATTTGACCTGTCTTATCATCAACAAGCTTTTTATTAATAACATAATCATTCAATGAATTATTAGGTTGTATCACTCTAAAAATCTTTTCACTCTTATATAATTCCTGCATCAATGGTATAGCAACTTGCGCTACTTTAGTTAAACCCGCCTCTATATCAGCTAATTTAGATTTAATCTTTCTTTGTCCAAACTCATCTAAGCTAATAGTAGCTTTATAAGTTTGTGGAGCTGCTGCAGTATTACCCATCATCATTTCATATAAACCAAGTTGATGGTCTATATCTGACTTAGCAGTAGTTTCTCCTTGATACAATTCATTAGGAAGTGGAGATGGCTGAACTGGCATAGGCGCTCCATCTGTTGGGTCATAAGGAATAGCCACTCCTGGCTGAGCCCATTTTTGCTCGAATTCTGCCATATCAACACTGCCCTCTGGTACAAGTATCTTAGTATTAGTACTTGTTGTTGCATGTGCTACTATCAAAGAACGCATCTTATTTATATATTCTTGTAACCCCTTTACCATTCTGACGTCAGATTGAGGATAAGGAGTTCGTGTATGCAAACTCATAAAAGGAACTACCGGATATCTGTCTGTAGGCAATTCTCTACTGTATAAATGCTTATCCCCCATTATTACACACATATAAACTCTCTTAACTTGTGTATTAACAACCTGTACTAATCCTTGCGCAACTATATCATCCATAGTAGTTTCTGCAATATTAACATCCATTGGCTCTGGAGTTGGCGATTCTTGACTAATTCCCATTTGATTCATCATTGCTCTGGATTGAGATTTCTCTTGATTAGTCGCATTTTGTATTTGAGAAATCAATTGCATCGCCTGTTTTTCATCAGTAATAATATTCTGATTTATCATCCAAACTTTTCTTTCAAGATACTGAGCATATTCATCTTCTGTCATTAAATATTCTTTTCGACTAAAAGGTTCATACACTCTATATCTATCAACCATTATTTTATAATATCTTTCGTATCCTCTAAGATACTCAGTATCAGCAGTTCTGTCTACATCCTCTGGAAAATGAACTGCACTATCATTAGCTCTTCCAGTTTCAGGTCTGTCATGGTCAAAATCAGCTGTATTATTATTTGCATTCTTTATAGCCTTATCATACATAGGATATAATCCTGCCGCCTGGTCTTTTGTAAATAATCTAGATATAATTATATTTTCAGCATCTTCAAAAAACTTATCCCTACTATTAGGGTCAACGTATACATCAAGTGGGTCAATATCATGAATACATACTTCACCTTTACCCATATCCATCATAGGGTCTTGATATACATGAATATATCCTAATCCCATCACATAATAATCATCAATCATCTGTCTTATTATTGTTCTGCCATCAGATATATCGTACATATACGCTAATAAAGAACTAAATACCTGAGCAACTTTATTATCAGAATCCTCTCTAGGAGCTACTCTAAATGCAGGTCTATTAGCTGACATCATAGCTTTAGCAGCTTCTACAGCAGGATGAACTCTATTAACGACTATAGGCGCTTGGCCTCTAGCTTTTAATATATTCTCTTGCTCTTCTGTCCATTGTCTACCCAGTCGAAACTCTTTATCTTCTTTTGCATGTTGAGCCCAATTATCTCTTTTTGAACTATACTTTTGCCAAAGGTCTAAAGTCTCATCAACTAAAGGCTTACCTGAAAGTTTCTTTTTTGCGGTATATGCCATCTTAGAATTTAACTCCTACATAGTCAACCAATCAAGGAATTTCTTTTTCTTCTTTTTATCATACTTTTCTTCGTCATATTCCTTGAATCTACAAGGTTTAGCTCCATCAAGTCCTGTCCATACAGCATCCATAACATCGTCGTGACGACCCCTTGGATATGACAAGAATTCCTGTTGGCCTTTTATATCTTCGGGTCTCCAATAAAATTGCTTTCTTGCAAACATTGGTACCAAAGACAATAAACGTTCTGATTTTCTAGTTCTAGGTTTTACACCCTTTTCCAATCCGGGTATGTATAACCCCCTTTCTTTCATTATATCTCTAACTCCTACTCTCAAAGCCTCCTGATACCCAGTTGTCTCTATTTTCATTCTTCTAGGTTTATATTTCATATAAGCATCTATTATTATTCCAGGTTGCTTTGAAGGAGATACTCGTTCCCTTACTATATCTATAACATACTTATTATTCTCATTATCTATTCCTATAGTAGCTATACAAAAATAATCTGCCCTTATTGATAATGATGAAGCTGGGTCTACTCCGCAATATACCTCTACGGGTATAATCTTTTCCTCATCATCTATTTGCCTAACTAAACAACCCTGACCATTGCGTATCTCAAAATCATTATGATGCAGTTGCATCCATTCAGGTTTAAAAGGAGCATTATCAGGGGACTGAGCTATATTCATATATTCCTGATAAAATCCATTTAGATTTCCAATACTAGCAAACTCATCTTTAATTTGCAAGATTCGTTCCTTTGGAAATCTTTCAGGCCAGATACTCTTCTCATCTTCATCCCAAATACTATACCATAGTACATGCCAAGCTGAAGACTGTTTTATCCAATATAAGAAGCAATCTTCTGATATAACGGTGCCTATCAATACAATTTTACCCTCATCTGACAAAGAAGGTATAACAGCCTCTGTAACCCACTTTTTATTCTTTGCCCTAGCTTCTGGAGTATACGCATTCAACTCAGATTCAAAATCGTCTATTATAATAAGATTAGGTCGTGTATCCCCCTCAATAAAACCCCTAACTCTCTGTCCAGTACCCACAGCTACTATTCTAGTGCCATTAGCAAGTATAATATCATTATTAGTCCATCTCTTAGCTGTAGTAGGTCCCATATCTCCAAATAACTCTGAAAACTTCTCTGAATGCCATAAATGATACTTTATCCTAGATAAGAAATTAATCGACTGCGATTGTGACTCTGATATAATAACAATAAACAGGTCTTCATCACTTCTCTTAAAGGCAGCCTTCCATAGGGGAAATATAAGAGAAGTAGTAGTACTCTTAGCAGTACCACGAGGGGCCGCTATTGCGACCCTTCGCTGTTCGTTATCGGATAAGGACTTGTATATATCGAAGTGGAAAGGAGGTATCTCCTTTCGGAGGGCTGTTGGGAAGCAGTACCTTCCAAACAATGCCATATTAGTATACAGTTTCTTTAGAGCTTGTTTTTGTGCATAGCGTTCTTCGAAATCACTCATCTAACTCTTTAGTAGTCGTTCTAGATGCTTCTATATGCGACTCCTCTTTAGTAATATCATCAATAAGAGTAACAGACTTAGATTCTATCTTATCAACAGTCTTAGTCATATACTTCTCTTTCATACCGTGCATATCCTGAAGATTCTCTACTGCACGCATCATACTAGGAACATCTTTCTTGTCCTTAGCTACGGATATTGCACTTTCAAGCAAATCAAGAGTATACTTCTCTGTTAACCCGTGTTCATGCAATAAATTCTGTAATTCTTCTCGTACCATCTTTTTAAAGACCTCCGATTTCATAGTTCTCTTCCATTTACGTCTTTGAGAACTTGTTACTGCTCCTAAAGCCCATTCAATAGCTAAATCATAATCTGGCTTTAAAGCAAACATCTGAGCCAAGTTTTTCATCTTATCTTGGCCTGATTGTACTTCTATATAACTTTTCCCAGTAAATGTGACGTTAGTTTTGCGACCCGCGACCACAAGTTTCTTACTAGGATATTTAGGATTATAAAAGGTATAGCCCCAAGGAAAACGCATGTATACGCTAACGCGCCCATCATCTGCCTCATACTCCGTCTTTTTGATGACCTGAGAAACATACTCGTCATCAGAGACGGCATAATCACCTTCTTTGGCTTCTTTCCAATATTTATAATTAATTTTCTCATTATCCGCTTCGTTTTTACGATAAACCCTATAAGAGACCAGCCCCTGGTCCTTATGTCTAATATCTATAGTATACATTAGTATTGAAAGGCGTCTTCTACCCTATTATAAGTATTCATTGTATCATCTACCTCTCCTTGAGGATAATGATGTCTAGATTGTTTTAAAAATTGTTCCTCATCACCCTTCCCGGATACGTTCCAATAATCTTTCCAATATCTTGCTTGTCCTTCTAAATCAGTTGGAATTTCTTCCTCTTCATTAGCTAAACCCATTCTAGTCAAAGTAGCTCCAATTAAAGGATTATGTTCACTCAAGGCTGTGCTAGGAGAATATAATTCTTGACCACTAATAGCAGTTTCTCCTGGCAATAGATTTAGAATATCAAAATTTTCATCTCCTAATTGCTCTCTAAGATATTCATTGGCTACCCTAGCTCTTTCGCCTGCATCTCCACCATGCTCTGCTCTTTCTACGATATCCCTATATTTAATAGGGTCTATTTGAAAAGCGCTATAAGAATGTTCTCCCATAGGGTCTTGACCAACATTACTTTCAGTGGCAGCCACATTTTTCATAAAATTACTTATATTAGCATAATTACCACCTGCTTTACTTGAAAATAACTTATTTACATCTTCAATAGCATTTTCGACTAGAGATTTTTGACTTGGTTGAATATTAGGGTCTTCTGACACACCATTAGGGTCTAAAGGTTGAATATTAGGGTCATAAGATTCATTAGCTAATTGTGTTTGATTTGAATTGTTTTGATTATACAGAGAACTAACATTATTAGCGGGTTGTTCTAGATTATTCATATCTCTAGGAGGAGAACTGCCTTCAGTAACTCCACCGCCTCCAAATCCTAATAAATTGCCTACAGAACCTAATAAACCTAAACCACTCTGTACTGCTGGGGGAAATGTACCGCTATAGTAGTAACTGGAATCTCCAGTCTCTGGATTTAATTTAGTTGAATCGGGTTCTCCTAAATCAGTAAAAACTTTATGAGGAGCATCGCCATAAGCCATTAATATTCCTCAAGATTTTCTGGCATTTCAGGCTCTTCATTCCATCTATCATATAAATTTCTACCACCACGATATATAGGATGATGTTGCATCATTCTTCCTGCACGATATAAGGGATGCATACGACCATATTTCAGAACTGTATCCATTAATCCTGGACGTTCTCCCTCTCCTCCTAGCATTCTAGGGTCGATATCAGTCATTTCTCCACCCTCTAGTTGTCCATAATTAGGATTCGGGATATCCATTTGATTTCCCTCAAGAAACATCCTAGGGTTCAATCCTAATTCGCCTCTTCGTCTATTTTCCTCTTGCATATACTCTTGACCATATAAATCACTATTTGGGTCTACCGTATCTTGCATACTCGGGTCAAAAGAAACAGGGTCACCATAATCATCATATCCTTGTGTTTCTCTTCGGAGTCTACGATTTTCCTTCATATCCTGTATTTTTTGCCTTATACCTGCAAAAGGTTGAAATTTAGCCATTATATCATCTCATCACTTTGGACTCCAGGAAAATCTCCTGAACTCAATTGGTCGTATGTTACTTTAGAGGCAATTCCTGTAGCACCTATTAAACCTAAAGCTTTTAGTATCATCATTAAATTAGCTCTGTCCTTAGGTTTAGCTAACTGACCAGGGACAGTCATAGCAGAATAGCCACGCATTCCTTCTAAAGCTTTCTTTTCAAATTCTTTTCTATAATTATCTCCACGAGTAGGAGGTATTAATCGACTAGGAGTCTTTGCTGCCATCCTTCCTGCTGTTCTTTGGGGTCTAGCTAGTGCTTTACTCATTAATTCCGCTCTACTGGCCGGACCAGCACCAGGAATCCTACCAGCAATAGTTCCTTCAATACCTAATTGCGGGGGTAACCTCTTACCTGTATAAGGCGACCTTGCTATATTACTCTTTCTTAGAGCTTCTGCTTTCTGTCTAGCTTCATAGGATTTTCTAGCAGCTTCAGTAGTTGGTTTAGCTATTCTAGCAGCCTTTCTTTTAGGAAAAGTTTTAGTAGGTTTCAGAGTTCTACCAGCTTTTGGAACAGCCTTTTCCAACCGCATCAATTCTTGCTCACTATATCCAAGGCTCCTCATCATACGTTGAGCCTCGCCCCTACCAAATCTTTTTGCTAATTTTGCAAATAACCTCGCTAATGCAGATACTGCCATATTATACTCCCTTTGAATGCATAGGATTGCCTATGCAGTTTGAACAAATAATTTTTACTTTCTTTTTCTTCTTTTTAGCCATTAAAATTTTCCCATTTTATTATTTTAGAACATAGTTCCCGTTAAATCAGGGTCTTGCATATGTTGCTTCCAATCAGCCTCCATTATCCTTCCTTCTTTTCTCTGACCAAAAGTACTTCGTGGCTGTCTTCTAACTTGTAATGATTTTACGGCTTGCTTTATCTTAGTATCAGGAAATCCAAGCTTCTGAGCCTTTTTAATACCACCCATCATACCATTCTGCTGAATAAGCCTTTGTATGACTCTAGCTATTGCTGATACAGCCATCTAATACCTCTTTTTCGCTTTTTTAGGCTTAGAAACCTTTTTATTTATCTTTTTAGCATATTTCTTTGCAGCAGCCTTGCCTTTGGCTGTATAACTAAACTTCTTTTTACCTACTTTTGGCATTCGGCCTCCATTTTACCACTATAACTTAATATTAAACCAGACACAAATGCAAATAATACTTTTTTTCCTAATAGTACTACAGTAGCTAATATACCTGTCTATTACTATGTAAACACTGTAAAGCTAGTAGTAACTACTATAGTACTACTACGTAGTAAAATACACCAATAAATGGATTTTCCTAGAAAAATTTTCAAAAATTAATAATATCCATCTAATGCACTATGTAAGTCAACAGGATTCTCTTTAGTATTGATTTTTTCTATATACTTCCTTAATTTCTCTAATTTAATAGATACCTCATCTTTATCCATTGATGCTTCGCAGCATGCATCTATATCATCATTTATAAGTACTTTTATAGTATGCAAAGCTTCAGTCGTAGATATACACATTATCCCCTCCTTATCGTATACTTAAATATACAGTAAGAAAAAATTTTAAAAAAATTATTTTAGAATGCGTGCACGTGATATACCATTGACTCCACTGGGCGAAAATCAGGGGGATGGGGGTCAACTCTTGTTGAAACAATTAATTATGTTGCCCCAGCCTCCCACCACCTCAATGTAACACAAACATAGCTACTGTAGGCTAGTATGCATACTATTACTGTGCCTGTGTTTGGCTATGTGCTTGTGTTACAT